TGCTGAAGCTGTCCCTGAGTAAGGGGCTACTTGTGAGTCAGCTGCATCTGCACAAAGTACGATTAAAGTATCTTCTGTTGTATTACTAATCATTTGATAAGCATTATCAGGAATAAGCTTTTGTACTGCTACTGTAATATCAAGACCATCATTAGTTAATGTGTCATTGTCAGCAAAATATTCTCTTATAGCTGTGTTAGCATTCCTCTTCTGTGCAAAGTATGCAAACTTACCTGAAGATACAGGTGTAACTGCATCATCTAAAGCAAATGTAGATACCTCATTTAGTATAGTTGTTAGTGGTGTAATAGTTTCACCAGCATAGCCTACTTTGTATTGAGCTGTATCTGAGAATAACAATAGAGTTTCATTAAATGCTATTGAATGTTTTAAAGTATTAACTGTTGTGCCTGAAGCTGCAACATCTATAACGTCAGTGTCTAACACTTGTGTTACTGTTGAGCTAAAGAAATCAAAGTAATCTGCATTACCTGAAAGTATTAAGTTCTCTCCTGATAATATACCTAGTCTACTTTTAAAGAACGTTAAGTTCTGTATCTTCTGTCCAACAAAGCTAGGGTTAGGATTAGTTGTAGTGTCACCACAGTCTCTATCCGTCCATGATTGTTTAGCAAATGTGAATGTACCATTATTGTTGTTTATTAATGCGTGGGGCATATAAGCATCATTAAGACCTAGCGAAGTAGCTGGAGCTATACACTCTTCCCACACTCCATTACCTACATAGTTAACCCAGTAATCTGATGATGTATCACCAGCATCCCCTGTAACTTTAATCTTGTCACCATCTTTTGCATAGAAAGGTAGTTTAGTAAAATCTTGTATCTCATCTTTTATAGCATAAAGCTCACCATTACCAGCACCATCATGAGTCTCTACTGTGTAGTTAGTATTACCATCTACAACTAAACCACGTAAAGATGATTGGTGTTCTGTAAATGTAAACTCAGCTGTTACTGCTGAGTATGTTCCTAGCCCTTGAGTAGTACTTAAGGTAGCACCTGTGTCTGCTCTAGTTAATTTAAATTCTATACTAGAGGAGTTGTTCCAATAACCACTGCTAGTTCCTTTAAGGAAAATATCTATAAGCTTGCCTGTGTCTCTAAAATCTGTGTCATGGTTAGCATCACTGCCGTCAGGCATTTGTATAATAGCGTTGATACCATAAGCTAAGTCGGGATGAGTTAGGTGTATTGCATACTCTCTACCAAAATTACTAACAGTAAACACTACATAGAAGTGCTCTATTTTAGCTGCGGAAGTTGTTGAGTCAGCTATAGGTACAATAGATTTGTTAACTACAAAAGTGTAGTCAGCTATGTTGACCATTTTAAAATCTTCTTTAGGATTTGTGCTGTTTAAGTATGTTGTGCCGTCAGGGTAACTAACAGTTTTCTCATTACCATCTAAATCATAAACTTTAATACCACCATTATAAAATGAAGTTAGGTATCTATTGCTCTCATCTCTTTGTATAGACCATGTTTTAGCAGTGTTAGGTAATAGGTTAGAAGCATCTAAAGTAGCTACATATTCTAAAGGGGGTCTTTTAGTTAAACCATCAACAACACTGTTAGAGCAATTAACTTGGTCTTCACCTTGATTAATTCCACGTTGAGTAGGTGTTTGTTGGCTAATGCCATTTAGAAAATTAGGTATACTTTGTGATACTACAGCCATTAATAAGTCCTTCTTGGGGGTCTATTTATTATTGAATAAGTGTTAGCGTCTCCTTCTAGTATGTTGTTGTCTTCACTTCTAGAATCAGACTGTTTGAAATTGTTATAAGCTTCTTGCTCATCAACTTGAGCTAACTCAGTTAAACCAGCATCACCTATAAACCTAGCTGAAAAACGTCTAGCTGCTTTTGTGGTGATGTAGCGTCTTGCATATTCAGGGAGTTGTTCAAATAATTGAACCAGTACTACATCTAGGGGGATACTTGCAGTTAATACATCCGTGTGATTATCTAAGTCATACATAAAACCATTACGTATAACTAAGTTACGAAATCTATTAGGTGCTGAAGCATCTGCCTGTACACAGTTAGAGGGTAGGGGGAGTTTGTTGTCAGTATCTAAAGAATAAGATACGTTGTATTCGGTATTGAAATTCCAGCCTTCACTTTGAACAGAGAGGCTTGTCTCATTTAATATGTTTATAGCGACAGCTGTATCTACATTGTTAGTGCCGCTAATAGAGTTTACAGGAGCTTCTCCAATAGAAGAAAGCATTGTATTAATAGCTTGTAACTCTGTAGTTGGTGTTAGTTGTGTTGCCATATATATTCCTAAAAAGAAAGAGGGCAGCCGAAGCCACCCTCTCGTTAAGTTTAAAAGAGCTTACGCTTCTTTAATACCTACTGCTGCTTCAGGACGTAGCACGCCGTGTCCCATAGCATATTTAGCGACCATTAACGTTCCTTGACGTCTTATGTCATATTCCATTTCAGTAGCTAAGTCCATCAATTTGACAGTACCAGCAGCTGATGGATGACATACTAGACATACATAGCTTGTTAAGTTAACAGCTTGTGGGTCAGCAATAGTTGCTGATTTACCTGACGGAGCTGTTGTGTCGTTAGCTGCTGCAACGTTAGCAGAGATAAAGTGTGGAGTTGGGATTAACTCAATTCCAGCAATCTTCATAACTGTTCCTTCTGCAATAGAACCTTGACCACTAAAGTCAACATTCACAGCATTAGTAGCGTTAGCTAGTTTGTAATACTCTTCTAACCTGATGAATGCTTTTCTACCTTCTTTAGGTACAAAGTTTGCATCAAGTTGTTTAGCTGCTGCAAACAAACTATCAATCATACCATTAGCCGCCGTAGCGTCTGTAGCACTTGCGATTGCAGTGTTTGTTAAAACAGTTCCTGAAGCGTAACCTGAATCAGATACGTTTGCAGAAGCCTGTGCAGCTTGACCAATTGTTTGTAGAATATGCTTATCCTTTTGGAAAGCTAATGCTCTACCGATTTCAGTGGAGTAAGCCCCTCTGACATCCCAATGGTTCTTAGCTTCCTCGATATTACTTAAGAAAACTGAGCTAATTAATAAGTCATTAATAGTAATGACCTTCTCGTTGTGATTTACGTCATTGCCTGTGATTTCCGCACCCGCTACATGATAAGCAGCACCTATTCTACCCATTACTGGGAAAGTAGCACTCTTACCTGAGCTTATAGAGCGGACTGTTTCAGACCCTTGAGTTACTGAAGCTCTTTCAAAAGAAGTTAAAACTTCTCCCGCAAAAACTTTCAGAAACAGAGCGTCTTCAGTACCACTGGCGTTGACTAAACCGACAGATACTGGTGAAGCATTTGCCATAATAAAATCTCCTGTGATTTAAAGTTAATTGTTTATAAAAGCCTCTAAGATTCACTCCAAGATTGTCTTCCGCAGAAGGTCAAGTTACTACTACTTGTCGGCAACAGCCACCTAAAAAGGTCGCACTGTTATATCAACATTTCCATTTACGTAATGCCAAAGCTTTACGTGTCGGTTTTCCATTCTTCCTCATTGCACCTTTAACACCACCCATTCTTGCACAAAAGCTTTTCTTTCTACCAGCTGCTTTTGAGCCTTTCTTAGGTTTACCTGTCACAGGAGCTTTAAGATTAGCTCCAGTCTTACGTTTGTAATGAGCCCGTCCAGCGGCATTCAGTCCGCCACTAGGGCTTTGGTGTCTTTTTAAAGTCACGCCTTCTTCTTCTTAGGAAAGCCTTTCTTCATGTTAGAATAAGACTTCTTAGTTATAGTCGATTTAGACTTACTTCTACTTGTTCCAGCTTTTTTACGTTTGTTTATATTAGCATATAAAGACATGGTCACTCCTATAAGTTAGCACTGTTTTCTATTTTTCTTTGTACTTCAGCTTGATATGCTGGGTCTTTCTCATACCTAGCATCTTTCATAGCCTCTGTTACTTGAGCCCAAGACTCAAATCCTTTCTCACCTGTGCCTGTAGCTTTACCAGCTAACAGTTTAGGGTCACTACCTTGATTAGCTTCATGTCTAGCTTTAAGTCCTGTGACTGCCAGCTTAACTGTTTCTAAGTTTCCACTATTTACAGCTGAGTTGTAAGCATCTATTTCAGCTTCTGATAAATTCTCTTTAGCCCATCCAGTCATAGCTTCGTAACCTTCGTCACCACCCACTATTGCTTTAACTTCTCCTGATTGCTTGGCTGCAACAGCTTGTTGTCCAGCAATGAATTGGTCTACGTATTCTCTGCTAATGCCTGATTTTTCTAAAGCATCATAAGACTCTTGAGCTAACTCACCGTTCTCAGCATACTCAGCATTCAGTGCACCCATGTCTAGACCAGCAGCTTGGGTAGCTTTCTCAGCTATCTCTAAGTTGTTCTCGTCAGCTTTAGGTTCAGCTGTAGATTCTTCAGCTTTAGGTTGTCCTAATTTAGATTCTAGTTCCTGATATGATTTAGCCATATCTTCTACTGAATTAAATTTCTCAGGTAAACCTTCAGGTCTCTCTGTTTTTAATACAGGTGCAGCACCTTCTGCTGTTGTTTCTTCTGTTTGTATTTCTACTTGTTCTACCATTTTGTCTTCTCCATTAATTATTCAGGTTTTGTCAGGTTGTTAGCAACTTGTGGGACAGCACTCTGTGCCATATCCATCATTTGTTGTTGCTGCATTTGTTGCTGTTGAGCTTCTTGTTCTTCAGCTAGTTGCTCTTGACTCTTCATAATACCCTCAGTGTCTATACCTAAGCTGGTAGCAACACGAGTAAGTAGGTCACTAGTGTTTAATGATTGTACTACTTCAGGACTTATTTGAGCTAGATTACCTATCTCAGCTACAAATTCTCTTAGCTTCTGTAAGTCATTACCACGTCCCAGTGCTTCAACACCAGTGACAATAGTAGGCTTAACAGAGTTCTTAGGAAGTGTTGGTATCTCTTTAGAGTCTGACATACGCTTCATAAGTACTTGTACTAAAGGCAGTTGAAACTCTTGTGATAGTAATGAGTATATACCACCCATAGCCATCTCAAGTTGTTCTGCCATGTATCTAATTTCTTGAGCTGTAACACGTTCTGCATTACGTTGTATTGCTGAGTTGAGTAAGAATGCGTATGCTAATCTATCTTCTAAACGTCCAATAGCTCGCTCTACAATTTGCAAATCATATTGTTTATCTGATTGTAAAACACTTACGTCATCTGATGAACCAGTTATGATATCTCCATTCCTAGTTTGTGCTAAATCTTTCTTACGTGTGACAGCATTAGGTCTAACCATAAAGACTATCTTACTAGCAGCGGCAGCAGATTCTACTAATGCTTGTGATAATCCTTCTAACGATTTTAAGTCACCTAAAAATTCTTCTACATAACCACGTCCATAGTCTTCACCATCTACTCTGACCATGCGTAAACATTGGTATGGCATGTTGTCTATTGGATATGTACCTATTGACTCAGGTAGTTTAATACCGTTAACTTCTTGGCATACATAGTATTTCTTCTCATCTAATTTGTAGACATGTGTGTATAATTCACACTCATCATCAGTCTTGTAATCAGGGTCTTTACCTAATTGCATTCTAGTTTCTTCATCTAGAGCAACAGGGCTAACTGATTCTTTAATAATAACTTCTAATAATGTACCTTCTTCATCTCTTCTACACACATATTGTGTGATACCAAAGACTCTCATGTTACCTTTTTTAGGTAGATAAGTTAGGACATTACCACCTACAATAAGGTGTTTGAGTGCTTCAAAGACAGATACTCTTAAAGCTAGTTGTTCAATCTTGTTATGTATTTCACGCTCTATTTTACCTAGAGATTTCTCTACTTCACTTTGTAATTCTTTCTGCTGTTCTAGCTCCTCTTTAGATGCACCACTAAGTGATAGCCTAAAGAATGGGGCGTTAGGTGGAAGTAATAGTAATAGAAGTTTAGATGCTAGGTTGTTGACACCTCGTGCACCTACTGATTGGAATGGGGTATATAACTCTGAGCTGGACTCAAAGCCGTCGTCGGGGATTAATGAAGGGATTGTAATTTCAGAACACTCACGGGCTCTATCTAGATAGTGCTGTCTGTTCTCTGTTAATTTATTGTATCGTTCTTTGGCTGTAGTGTTGTTGTGCATATTATATATCATTAAGAAATATTAAGACCTGAGCCACTTGTAGGGATGTTTAATCCTGACCCTGTTTGTAATGATTTAGTACCACGTCTTTTAACTCTCTTAGCTTTCTC